AAAGCCCAACAGGTGGAAGACTGTCGGGCTAGGTTAAAATAAACCTTTTAGAATCATGCTTGCTTCCACACAGGAATGATTCGATTTTCAAATATAAAACTTTTTTTCAATTATCCTACTAAGCAGCGTTTTTTTAATTGGTTATAGATGCACATATAACTCACACCCATCTCCATAGCTATCACCTTTGTAGGAATCCGATCCTGCCACATTTCAAAGATGACTATCTTTTCGTATTCAGTTAGATTTCGCCTTCTCATGTCTATCTAGGATTTCTTCTACTGCATTAAGGCAATCATGGAAGATTGAGCCTCCTTCATCTATTGCTGTGTGCAACTTTTCGAATAAGGTCACGAACTCATGGAACTGCTTGATAGTAGCTTCCCCGTTATCATATCCTTCCAGGTATCTGAAAGCCTGCGTAGACTTCCGCTTCAATGCATTGATCATGTTCTTGTGCTTGGTCTGTAGATCAAGGTCAAAGAACTTCAACATGGATACATCTTCATAGTAGTCTAGCATGATCTCCTGAAGGGCTAGGTACACCAAGTACTTTTGGGTAGTCCTGTGGTTTAATTCCGTGATTATTTCTTCTCTAGTCATTTGTTCAGGGAGTATTTGGCTATGCGTTTATCATTTACATTCACCATGTCTGTGATGATGTCTAGCCCTTCTTCCCGAAGGTTAGCTATCCTTGCGGATAGTCGGAAGCAGCCGAACATATTAAGGGCATCTAGCTGAGTGATCGAGTAGCCATTCAATAGCCATCCTTTGATCAAGGCAGTCTGTGAGTCGGTGGATTTCATAGGCTTGAAATAAATTTCTTGCACTCATTTAGATTGATGTTAAAATCTTCCTCTGTGATCTCCTTGTAGTTCGTATCCTTTACCAAGTACTGAACATATCGGATATTTTCTACCCTTATAGATGGGAATAATTCTAGGCTGAAAATGGTATCCTTTCGGTTCGGGTAGTAGGTTACAGCTAGGCAGGTCTTTTCATCTAGCAATTTGTAGAAAGACCAATCATGAATAGTGAAATATTTAGAGAGTGTGAACTCACCTTCTACTTCTACGGATTTTAGGATTTTGATTTTTAGATTTTCCATTTTGGATTTTGGTTAGTTGTTTAAAATGATTGATACTTCTTCTTCTGTCATCTGAATCTCAGATGAAAATTCAGGTAGGTAGTAGAACTCACCACCTCTGAAAAATAGAGTTCCTTCGCCTCTAAATTTAGGATGTTTCACAAAAAATCTGTGACCTACTTTCTTGAGTGATTCTAGCTTTTGCATATTAAAATAATTTAAGACCTAGCATATAGCCAAGTGCGAAGATGGGGGATAGTGCAAGGATCGTGTAGATGATTCTGCCTGTTATCTGAAGTGCTTTTTTCATGGTGTTTTTGGTTTATTTTCTTGATAAAATTTCATTGATTCTAGATCTCACTTTTAGCTGAGCCGTTGAATTTGGAATCATCTTTAGACATTTTGAATAAAGTGATAAAAGTTCTCTATCAATGCTCTGTGCTGCCTGTAAGTCTGTCATCTTTTTCATAGTTGATGTTATTCGATAGACAAATCTAAACAATAGTTTAGAAAATACAATACTTTTCAACAAAATTTTTGAATAATTTTTTTATCAGTAGCCTCCTTGATCAGATCCCCTACTAGCTTTTCTTTGACTTCCAGGTCTTCAGCTATCTCCTTCTTGGTGTATCCCCAACAGGCTAGGGTCACTACCCTGTTCACTAGTTCCCTAGGCATCTCATTCACTAGATTCCCTCTAGGATTATTTGATGAAACTCCTAGGATCACATACAGGATGTAGTTCACTACTGCCAATCTCACCCCCATGATCTCAGCTATCTGATGCTTGGTATGTCCTTGGGTGTATAGTTCCCGTACTAATGGGACTAGTGCTTCATGCTTGCAAGTTGCCATATTCTTTCGAAGGTTTCATTGAAGGGTAGCTTCTCAGTTTGGTAGGTAGACTTCACCCCCTTGGGGGCTAGGTCTCCAGGTCTCTGAATAAATTTTCCTAGGTATAGATAGTTGCTCATTTGAATGTTTCGTTATAGTATTTTTCACCTGATTCATAAGTAGGATCAAAGTCTCTAAAACCAAAGTCAAAGCCTTCACAAAAACCAATGTCAAAGGCATCTTCAATCTGCTCCTTCTCCATCTTTCTTGATTCTTCAAACCATTCAAGAAACTCATGCATCTCTTTTGGACTTATGTTTAAATACATCACCTTTGATGCGAAATATTGAACTGCTGTTTGCTTTTTCATTTTATCTGTAGGTTATAGTTCTCAATAATTCTAGCACCGAATACATTTTCACCTTTTTTGATAGCTTCTTTAATCGCCATCTTATCAGCAGTTACTACAGTCTTCACATTCTGAAAAGAAGTAGGAAGGGCTTCTACTACATCTACCTCCACCGCTTCGGATCTTCTTAGTGATATCTTGAATAGGGGTGATTCTATCTTCTCGATTCCGCTAACTAGCATGGCTTTCTTCAGGCTTTCTGTTAACCATGTGACCTTCTTATCTCTGCTCTCCTTCATGGTCTTGAGTCGCTTGATTTCGGCATCTATTTGATCACTCTCACTTTGGTAGTTGGCTATGACCTTAGCGTAGTTTATACCCTTGCTCTGTAGCTGTTCCTGATTGATCAGAAGTTCCTGCTCTAGTTCAGGTGTGAGTTCTTCGGTTTCAAGAAGCACAGCTAGATACTGCGCTTCTTGGGTTAGTTGATACAAATTCATAGTAGTCCTTCGATTATTTCTTTTTGATCCTTGGTTAAGTTGTATTTCTTTAGTGCCTCCTTGGCTGTCTTCTGTTGATCAGGTGTGCCATTCAAGTACTGCACTATCCCTGAGAATTGCGCTTCTGTAGGTGCTACCTTAACAGGTGGAGGTGATTGTCTCAAGGGCTTCATAGCTGCCTCTGCATCATCATCTGATATGGCTAGGTTCAGGACTGAAGTCAAGCCGTATCTTCTAGCATAACTCAAAGCAGACCCCTGTGCCTGGGGATCATTTTGCCGTACTACTTGCAAGGTGTAGGTAGCCGATAAATACTCACCACTATCTGCGTGAATCAGCATAGTAGTGAGACCATCCCCATCGGGGAACTGTGAGATGACTAGACCTGCCTTCTCCATAGGTTCAGAGATCTCTGTGATGATATGAGGAAGGCTTGCGTAGTTTGACTTGAAGAATGGATTCTTTGCATCCTTAGAGATGCGCCCTACCATAGCGTGAAACTTGGCTAGTCCTTGGGTTAGGTTTTGAATACTTGGTGATCTTTCCATTTGGTTTGTTTATTTGGTTAATAGTTTCTTTCAATTTCTAGTTCTAGTTCCATCAGCATGGATCTAGTAGGTACTACCTCAAAGCCGTGTTCATAGGATGATAGGCTTCTAGTGTAGTCTATGGTGATATCCATCTCCCCGTAGGCAGGGGCAAATTCACTTTCATCTTCACCTGTGTGTTCGATGGTGTAGTCTCCTATCCATAGGTAGTCTTGACCTTCGTAGGTGAATGTGATCTCTTGATCAAAGAAATTTTCTGTTTCGTAGTTCATTTTTTTTAGGGTTTAAAGTAAAGCCCCGAAGGGCTGTGATTATAGTTCGTTACAAAATTTGATAAATTCCTGCTCAGGCATTCTCTCCATTAGAAGATCCATTACTGCGTTCATCATTAGATCGGCAGCATCTGAAAAATCATTATTCAAAGTTTGCGCTGATTTCTTCAATTCATTTAGGCTAAGTCCTGAGAATTTTTGCTTTGCTACTTGGGTGAATTCTTGAGTTGTCATGTTGGTATTGGTTAGATGTGCTTGTTTGTTGAGTCAAATATCGAAGAAATAAATTAAATAAAAAAATATTTATTAAAAAACTTTCGACAAAATGTTAGATTTTTTTAAAGCCTATATTTTTATCCATATAACTTGCAAATAAAACTATGGAAGAATCAGAGATCTTGAATCCTTTCGGATACGGAAAAGCCTCAAAGGTTATGGATGAAAATCGAAAGCCTGCCGAATGGTGGGTAGACTACATTCAATTTAATGAAGTGGTGGCAGAGAATGAATTCTATATCCTTTTTGCTGATGGCTTTCTGATCAAGAAGGGAAAGTCAAAGTTCCGATCAAGTCAATACCTGAAAGGGGATAGGTTCAGATCCTTCAAAGAGTTTCATGAACAGGCAGGCTAAATCATTTTTGAGAGTAGTAGGCTTATCTCTTATCTTTGCCTTGATCATTATAGCCATTTTTGAATACCTTATCACATGAATGATTTTTCACACAAGGTCTCGACCTACCTCCTAGAAATCCGTGAACTCCTGATCTCTAAAAATATCAAGTATGGGAATTCAGCCCTTGAACCCCTGGGTGTATTTTCTAAGTTGTCCGCAAAAGAAGGACTACTGATTCGCATAGATGATAAACTGAAGCGGATCAAAAACGGCAGCCTAGAAAAGGATGATGAAGATGTGATCAATGATCTGATAGGCTACCTAGTCCTGCTGAAGATTCAAACCAATGAAGAAAAGTACAGGAATAATAGATTGAATAGGCTTAAAGAAATGATGGCAAATGAAGATTAAATCATGAGTCCTGATATCACAATGTGCAAGGGTGAAGGATGCCCATTTAAAGAAGGCTGCTTTAGGTACACCGCCAAGCCTAGTGAATATCAGTCCTACTTCATGACCCCACCCTTCAAAGATGGAAAGTGTGAGATGTATTGGGGTGATCTTCAATCAGATATTTGGAATCAGCTACAGGATATAGTCAAAAAAAAGGAATAGAACTGTCGACAAATTGTCTACACTTCTAGTAAAAATTCATGCAGTTATTCGGAAAAAATCCGAATTAGTCTAGGTCACTTTCCTGATCAAGATGCAGAAGTTCATCTCTGATCTCTTGGTAGCTACCCCTGATCAAGCAGGAAGATTTGTCATAGAAGTACATGACCTGTATATCATTCACCAATTCCTGCACATAGGCAATGTCCTCAATCCGAACCATTCGCCTCACAAATTCGTGCTTGACATCTAGCCCTAGTTCCTGCCAATCCATAGTACTACCTGCTAGCATTACATCAATTTCAATCCACATACTAGAATAGCTTTTTAGATACACCCAAGGTGTGAATTTTTGTCACGGGTTGGTAACTATATTGAAACAAGTATTTGTTATCCAAGTAGGAAACTTTTGCCAAAGGATCAAGAAGGGAATTCACCCCTGCACCTAGGTAGATCCCCTTGGCTTTCTGCACTATTGTTTTGGTTTCCGTGTTGGTGATCGTGTTGGTTACCACAGGAATCTTGAAATCATTCGTAGCAGTCATTTTTAGGACTTCTCCAAGGACTTCACCACTCACATGGGTACTTCCATACTCTGAAGGAATGGATGTCTTAAACAGGCTTATTTTAGGCTTATAATCAACAAGGATTGTATCCCTAAGAAAGTGTGATTTTATACTCATTTTTGGCACATAAACTGTGTCCACCACTCGAGTGTAGATTGTGTCACTTTTTACCTTCGTTTCAAATTTGTAGACAGTCTCCTGCTCAGGTCTAGGAAAAACTATAAAAGCTAAGATCACTCCTGCAATAAAAGCTAAAATAGCAATCCTGATCCTTTCATCATCTAGCATCTCTTTCATTTGTCTAGGTCTATGTTTTCTTCATAAAGCAAAGTGCGTAGCTGATCCCTGCACCCTTGGTACACCTGATATTGTTCATCTGTTAGGTCATCATACTTGATCTTAGATCTCAGCCATTGATCATATTCATTCAGTACGCAATGCATATTCACAGCATTCACAGCCTTGTACCATTCTGCACTTTCTTCAGGTAGATCAAAAATTAATTTAGCTTTCATACTATTCCCCTATATTCTGCCTTCGCATCAAAGCAAGGACAGGCTTTCTTTGCATCAGGAAAGTCTCTGTGACCTTGGATGATTAGGCACTTGTTTTCACTCCATTCTATTACCTCATTTATGCACAACAAAATAGCTTTTTTTTGCGCAGCAGTTCGGTTGTCTATAGGCTTTCCTTCCTTTGTGATTCCTCCAATGTAACTGATGTGAACTGATTCTTTGTTGAATCCCTTCACCCCATTTGCTACCCCATTAAAATCTAGTAGCCTGTGGATTGTTCCGTTTGGTTCTATTAGCAAGTGATATCCTGGGGACTTCCATCCTAGCTGATCCTTCCAATGCCTTTGAATAGCTGCCACAGTTGCTGTCTGCTGTGATGCTGTGCAGTGAATGGCTATATATTTAATAGGTCTTTTCATACTATTGTAAATATAGATTTTTTTAAGTATGTTTGTTTATCGGGTAGCAGCGATATAAGAAACTAAAAACCAAATGCCTCATGGATAGGGACTGCTACCCCTTGAAGTGGGGCGGTTTTATTTTATGGAAATTTGGAAAGATGTAAAAGGATTTGAAGGACATTATCAAATCAGTTCATTTGGTAGAGTCAAATCATTGAAAAGAGGAAGGGAATTGATTATGACAAATGTGGAATCCAATCTAGGATATCTAAGGGTTAAACTTCTCAAGGATGGAAAAGAATATCCCTTTCCTGTTCACAGATTGGTAGGGTTAAATTTTCTTGATATAGTCAATGATAAAAATGAAATCAATCATATTGATGGCAACAAAAAAAATAATCATTTATCAAATCTTGAATGGTGCAACAGATCTGAAAACATGAGGCACGCAGATAGGACAGGATTGAGAGTAATGCTAAAAGGTCAAAGAAATCACAAATCAAAATTGACAGATGATCAGATTAGAATTATTCGAAATGAACGAAATGGAATATATCAAAAGGATATAGCAAAAGAATTCAACATGACTCAGCAAACTATATCAAAAATTATAAATGGAAAACTTTGGTCTCATGTAGTTTAGAGTTCCATCATTACATTGAAGGGAAGTTTGCCGTAGTCTAAAGTTATGCCTACACCTATGGCAGGCTTCTTCCCTGCCTTTGCGTATGCCATCGCATAGGTCTGTTTATTGATTCCACAGCCTACCTGCTTTCCAAATAGTTTGAAGTTCTTTCCTACAGCGAAATTGGTATAGGCTTCTGTATGTCTATGTCCCTGAATGGTAGAAATTAAATCAGATTTTGCTCTAGCTATAGCAGTACCCTGTTCACCATGCACATACAAATTCTCATAAAGAATGTGTTCTTCTACAAAGTCCCATCCTGGGGTTTCAAGAACTTCCTTGTAGCTTTTGATCCACTTCTTTGATATCCCTGCCGTGTAGGCTTTTCTCATTACTAGCCTATCATGGTTTCCAATGATCACCACAGCAGAAGGGAATGCGTCCCTCCACTTTTTAATTCTCTCTATAGCGTAGTTTAATTCATCTAAGGCACTCATGCCATCAGGATCTGTCTCATGATAGGACGCATAGTGATTGTCAATTATATCACCAATGAATACCACCTTTTCGGTTTTATATCTTTGCTTCTGTTCAATACAAAATTCAAGATATTCATCTAAGCAGAAAGGTTCATGAAGATCACCTATCTCCAAAACACCCCCACCCCTCTTGGCATTTCTAATGCCCTTGATGATCTCCCATTCTTCTTGATTAAGCCTTGGTCTGTATTGCTCCATTTATATGACTAATGATGTGACAATTAAATGTAGGAACTCCAAAAATAATTTCAGAGAATCTGTAGGTAAAAAGTAGGAAGCTATCCCTGCTACTGCTATCAAAGATATAGCCCAAATAGTCAAGCGTTTTCTATCTGCCTTGACCACGATATTTTTTAGGCTTGTTTAAACTTTTGGAATAGGCTTTCTTTGCCTTCCCGTTTCTCCTTTTTCCAAAGGTGATTTTCACCTGCGCACTACTTCCCTTCTTCATCTTTCTTTGCGTCAAATTTACCTTTTTCGTTTTTGATTTTGTAGATCAAATAGATGATTGATAAGATCGAGATGATCCATGTGAAAAACATATTCACAAAGCTAAGCCCAATAACCTGGGATACATTTGCAAAGATGGCTACCAATGTAGAAGGCACTCCAAGTGCATCATTTTTGAAGATGGTCATGAGGCAGATTCAGTAGGGATGGCACATAGATTCAAAGGCATAGGAGCAGAAACCTGTATAGCAATAGAGACTCCCGCTGTAAAATCATCAAAGCGTTCTTGAAAGAATTCGATAGCACCATTAGGCGCAGTATTAAAGCTATAATCATTATCTAGTTTCAATTTGGCTAGTACATCCAAAGCCACAAGTAGCTGATCACTTTGAATCTGTAGTCTGTTGCTTTTATCTTCAGTCAATAGATCCGCAAATAGAAGCACTAGATCATAGCGCATAGTAGTTCCATTATACACGGAAGGTCTCACTACTGTCCAAAGGACAGGGTACTGAATCTCTCCCCCGTTATCTACATAATCATAGATATCACCCTCTCCGAAGGTTCGGATCATTGGATGGGCTTCCTGTATTGCCTTGAGTTTTTTTACTAGGTCTACTAGAGTCATCTTGTTTGGATAGAAATTCTTTTAGCTTCTTTTCGTTTTTGGAATAAGCCATCTTTAGAATGGTTTTTTGTATCTGTTCCCTTGGTATCTTTCTGAGTATGGTCTGTGATCCTCATAGTCCCCTCTACCCAAGTTGATAGCTACCTTGTACTGATTAGATACAGGCTGAATAGTAGTCACATCAGATCCTGGGTTCAAGTACTCAGGGTACTGCTCAGAGTTAGCACATAGGTAATTGATAGCCCGTTCTGCGTACCATTCAGCATATCCCTTGTAGTATTGTGAAATACTTTGAAGTTCTGCAAAGGTAGGTTCTGTGATGTTCTCAGACTTTCTTTTTACTACCCCTTTGTTCACAAATTTGTACTGCATAGCCATAGGCAATTCACCTAGGACATAGTTGAATAGGGTATCTGTGAGATAGCTATCTAGGAAGGTCTTATATACTGCATTCCCTCCTGATCCTATAGTCCCGTTTGAGATTAAAGTAAGGATCTTGTCATAGAGCGCAGTCCCACAGATAGGATGTATATACCTGTCCTGTGTCATCTTGATCACCTGAGTGACATTCTTCAGGTCAATATTTGCGGAGGCTACAGTGAAATCCTTGAAGGACTGCTCACTGATCATTAATACATTTGCGCTCATCGTGATGTTTTTTCTACTACTACATTCCTTTTCCACTCATGTCTACAGAATGGAGTTCTTTTGCCTGTGTTCGGGTTGGTGTACCATCCACCACAAAGTTGAAAAACACTATAGCCTAGCTGATTGGATAGGTTTTGAATTTCTTCCCGTGTGAAGAATAAATCTCTTTCTATTAATTCCTTGCACAAAGGTCTTGATTGAGATCCTGGAAGTAAGTCAGGAGCATCTTTTCTTTTCTCATAAGAATAAAGCACCTTGAAGGAAGTCACAGGCTGTAGTCTTTTGATAGCTGCTACACCTGATCGAGTCACGGATCTAGTGATCAAGCCATCTCTGTTGATCTTTTCTACTAGCACCTGATCATCAATCAAAGTATTAATTCTTGATATCACAGATGCTTCATCTATGCCTACTGCCTTGGCTATTTGTGGGATGGTCACCGCCTCATTTCTTTGAATCTGAGTGATGATCTTCTTCTGTACTTCATTGAGCATATACTCAGCAAAGAGATCCTGCTTGATAAAATCATCCATACTAGAGAAGTGCATCTTTGAACTTTCAATCACTTTGAATCCTTGCTTTGATACACCCTTACCTTCAAACTTTGATAGGATATTTGCATCATGTTCTGAGATGCTACACTCAAGGTGGAGGTGATCAGAGAATCCTTGAGTAGGATCTGTGATGACTTCTGTAGGAGTAACTATTTCATTTTTTACGGGTAGACCAATCAATCCCCTCAATTCATTTACATCCATAGATTCTACCACCTTAGTAGCAATCAATGGTGATAGGCTGTTTAATGAGTTGATGATGTCCTGCGCCCCTTGGCTTTCCTTCTTCTCAATAGGTGCAAGTCCTAGCTTCTCTCTGATCTCATCCTGAGTCATGTTAGTGCTGATGATCTGCTCTGTGAATTGGAAGGATATAGGTTCAGTCTTCTTGATCTCAAGTTCAGCAATGATATCATTAAACTTCAAAAGGTAGTTGATAACTTCCTCTAGGGCTTGCTGCTTTGAATTTACATAGGTGTTCTGAAATAACTCAGAAGCCTCTCTCATTTCTGCTCTGCCTCCTAGCTGCCCTTCAGTCTTAACCCCAAAAAGCATTGGGCTAGTCACCTTGTGACCTGTGAAGATCTCCTGCTGAACTGTCTTATTCAATAGGTCAAAATGCTTGTCTAATTCAGTACCCGATAGGTCAATGATGGAAGGTTCATTCTCTTTGCTGTCATTGAATGCCAACATGAATTTTCCTGCATTCTTAGATCCTGAGAACTTGTCCTTGAATTGTCTTTCAATTCGATCCTCTTCCTCCTGGGATACTTTGCCTCCATTCAAGTTGATCAACTTGCTAGAGAACATCCCGTTATTAATCGTGTTCAGGTGGTACTCCCCGATAGAGATGTCTAATTCAATGTAAGAGATTGCACCCCTATAGTCAGGCAAAGAATAGGTATTCGCTCCCGCTCTGTATTCTTTAAAGTATAGGATCTGTGTACCTGTGGTGTTATTAGGATCAAATGCAGGGTAGGTATCAAAATCAGGTCTAGGGTTGACATTGTCATTCTTGATCCAATTGTCGGACACATAGAATTCACTATTGTCTGCGTTCGTTCTCACCTTGTAGTAGTCTACATGATAGAGTTCTGCGATCTCACCCGTGCCTTTAGTCCATATCACCTGAAGATAGTAACCTCCAAAGATGGATAGATCAGTCACTAGCTTCTTAGTCAATTCGTTCAGGCTTTCCTGCTTGGTGTTGATCCGATCAATCAAACCGAATGCCTTCGCCTTCTGCATTTCATCTTCAGCCTTGACAGTCCACCCATTGCCACAGATGTAGTCTACCTTGCCCGTAATGATAGCGTTGTTCTTTGCACTATTGTTATAGATCCGCAATAGGTAGTTTGGGTAGTCATTCTTCTCCCCGTAGTAGATGTATTCCTTTCCCTTAACTTCTTTGTAAACGGGCAAAGGCACTTGATCGAACTTGAATAATTTTATCATGCTGTTGTATAGGTCTTATAAGTACCATTATAGCCGTTATATCTCACCACTCCTGTAGTGGATAGATTAGGTGCAGTCAATTCCATTTTTCCTGTGGCTATAATATCAGCACCGCTTCCCGTTTGGGTTACATAGTACCGCCAAAAGCCAACAGTAGAAGAACTGAAGGATGCTTCACTAATTGAGAATTCTGAATATCGATCCTTGAAATCACTCACATCTG